GAGGATCTGGTTCAGCAGGTCAGGCTGCAAATGGTGGTAACGGCGGTAGCGGTATAGTAATAATTAGATATCTAACATAACTTTCATAATGATATAATAAATAAAGGTGATTAAATAAATGGCATTCCCAGCAACATATAACTTTAACTACTATCGAGGTGATAGTTATGAATTTGTTATATACCCCAAAAATGCAAATGGTACAGCATTTGATTTAACATCTTATAATTCAAATTTATTTACAGTTGCTACCGCCCGTGGTTCATCAGGAACTCTGATAGGAACAGGAACAGTAGTTACTGGTTCAACAAGTCTTACATGCAAGATTACTCCAGCACTTGGAGATTTAATGTCTGCAAACAATTATGTTTATGATGTTCAAATTAATAACACATCTGCTTCAACAAAATACACACTTCTAACTGGTGCAATTACAGTGGTTCAGGATGTAACAGGAAGGGCAGTATAAGTGGCTATAAACTCTGTGCTACAGACTGACTCTATTACAGTATTTGGACCGCCAGAAAGCATCGAAATAGGCCTAGATATAGGTCCCGAAGGTGATCGTGGCAGTTTAATTTATTCTGGCTCTGGAGACCCAAATAGCAACGCAGGAGCCTTCGTAAACGAAGCCCCACAAATAAGTGACCTATATGTTAGAACTGATGCTGGTGGTGACTATGGTGTTGTTTATCAATACAACACAGTTCCAGGCGGTAATGAATGGCAATCTATATTAAAATTTCAACCAATATTATATACAACAATAGAAGAATTAACATTTTCTGGGGGTAGTGCAAGTGTATCTATTCCTATTAGTGATTTTTATCAAGATGCCCCTATAACATTATTATCAGATAATATATCTATTCAACTTACCCCCGAACATTCTGAGGCTATCGCATATTCCATATCAAATAAAGGTATAATTACATCAGGAAGTAGACAGTTATTTTTTGTAGTAAAGGCTAAACAAATAGCAGGTAGCACAACTGATCTAACTGGGAATATTGACTTCAATATCTCTCTTAGTATTGTGTTATAATTTAAAGTAGGTGAACTAAATGGCAGGTCAATTAGTAAGCGATGCATCGGGGTATAATGCCACCGAATTCGATACAAAGATTCCCTCATTAAACGATCAAGCAAATATCGTTGAGGCTTTTAAACTTTATCATTATGGAATTGATGATTATGATGGCACAGAGCCACCAGCAGCAGACAGTGTTCACGCACACCTTGCTGATATTAACAATAGATTAGAATTAGTAGAAATAGAAGATTATGTTAATACAATTACAGGAACTGCAAATGAAGTAAATGTTTCTGCTTCAACAGGATCAATTACAATTGGACTTCCAGATAGTGTTGCAATTACAACAAATTTAACTGTTGGAAGTAATTTATCTGTTACTGGAAATTTAAATGTATCTGGATCAACAACTTTTGTTAACACTCAATCTGTTTCAGTGACTGATCCAATAATTTTATTGGCATCAAATAATAATGCAAATCTAGTAGATATTGGTCTTTCTGGAAAATATGTAGAAAGTGCAAGCACTAGATATACAGGATTTGTTAGAGATGATACTGATTCAGTTTGGAAATTATTCTCTAACATAAGTGCTTCTCCATCAACTCAAGTAGACTTTACTGGAGCAACATATGATTCATTAAAAATTGGATCTCTTGAAGCAGTTGGAAATATTTCTGCTATTAACATTACAGGAACAGGAGTATCTGATATTAGAATCCCAGCAAATGCTCGATCAGCCTCTTATGAATTAGCACTAACAGATGTTGGTAAAGTCGTAGAAATGAATGTTGCATCAGGAAATAATTTAACAGTTCCAGCAAACTCAACAGTTGCTTGGCCTATAGGTTCTCAAGTTACAATTTTACAAACTGGTTCTGGACAAACAACAATTGTTGCAGGTGCTGGAGTTACCGTTAATGGCACTCCTGGATTAAAACTAAGAGCACAATGGTCTGCTGCTACTCTAGTAAAAAGAGCAACAGACACATGGGTTGTTCTTGGGGATTTGGCGGCTTAATAAATGCCTTTAATTCTTGGATTAGGTGCTGGTGGAATACAGCCAGGAACTCCTACAATAGGTGTAGCAAATGCTGGAAATGCACAGTGTACCGTATCTTTTACTGCACCAACCTATCTAGGAAAACCAGTAGGAACAACTTATACAGCAACATCAAACCCTAGTGGAATTACTGGAACAAGTTCAACATCTCCAATCACTGTTAGTGGATTATCTAATGGAACTGCTTATACATTTACAGTTACATTAGGAAATGGAGTTTCAACATCAACACCTTCTGCAGCAAGTAATTCTGCTACTCCAGTAGCACCACCATTCTTCCCACCGTTCTTTCCACCATTCTTCCCACCGTTCTTCCCACCAAGTTTTGGACCTTGGTTCCCATGGATACCTCCAAGATTTATGGGGTGTATAGACTCACAAACTTTAATATCGGTAGTTGGAGAAAATGACACAATTATAACCAAAAAAGCAGAAGATCTTTTAGTTGGTGACATAATTTGGGCACCAACATATACTGAGTATACAGATGAAAGTGTACAAAGCCCAGAAGAGTGGGAAGCAGAAATGTTAACAAATATGTCTAGAATAAAAACAACTGTTGTAAGTGCAGTTCCTAGTGTAAAACAAACTTTGTATTTTAATAATGACTCAGGAACTAGGATGTCATTTAATCAATTAATGTTATTAAAGCCTAGTGGTGAAAACTGGCAGTATTTAGAAACAAACCAAACTGCGATAGGTGATTATATTATAAAATATAACCCAATGTCTGATTCTTTTGAAGAAACTGAAATAACTAATATAACAATAGATGAAGGCGGACCTAGGACCGTATATGCAATATCCGTAGAAGATACAGACTTGTTTATTGCTGGAAATATGCTAGTTCATAATAAATAGTTGCTTTTTCTTAAGTTTCCTGTATAATATTTATGTCGAAAGGTTATTATGAAGGCTGCTGATTTAGTATCTCAAAATTTAGGTCAAACATGGTCTAGTTTTGAAGATTTAGGGTCTGGTATATATGTTTATAGAGATGTTTTACCAGAATCTTTAGATATTATTAATAGAATTGAAAATGTTATGAAAGATAATAACCCATATAATTGGCAACAAGCCATGGTGGGATATAGTCAAGTAATGAAAGATTATAGAGATTGCGTAGATTTTAAATATAAAAAATCTGATCTTTATAATGATGGAAGTAAGGCATATGAAGAATTAGCAAGTTTGTGGCAAGATTGTTTTGATAGACAATTCCCAGTAGTAGAGCACTATAGATCAATTTTTAAAATTGGTGAATTAAGATATTGGGAGTCATTTAACTTTATTAGATATGGTGAAGGCCAACATTTTATGGAGCATCATGATCATGGGTTTTCATATAACTGCACAGTTTCTTTAGTTGCATATCCAAACGATACTTATGAAGGTGGAGAACTTTCCTTTAGACTTCAGGGGTTGAAAGTAAAGCCTAGGGCTGGAGACGTATATGTATTTCCATCAAATTATATGTATCCACATATTGCAGAAAAGGTAACTTCTGGATTAAAATATTCTATAGTGACAATGCTTGATTATAGTGAAAAATTTCACCTTCCACAGTTTTATTCAGAAACTGGAAATTAATGTCAGTAATTAATGCATATCTAACTAAAGATGCGTTAAGCATTAAACAAACAAGAGTTAAAAGAAATTGGATGGATAATACATACGATGCACATGCGTATCATTGTTTTCCAATAAGTCTTGCTAACTCTATTGGATACGAGTTATCTGCACCCGAAGATATAACATTTATATGGGATGGTGTGGATAATTCATCTGCTGATCATGTTAAGATTTTAAATGGAAACAGATGGTGTTATGCAGAAAGAGCAAATGCCTCACTAAGTTTTAATTCTGGAATTATTTTTAAAACAGAAAAAAATATAAGTATGTTGCACATGCCTGTACCCAATTATTTTAGCAATTCGTATCAAGCCTTTACTAGTATAATATCTACTTCTTTTTATGATTCATTTTTTCCAGTTGCTATAAAGATAACTAAAGCAAATGAAGAGATAACAATAAAAGCAGGGGACCCAATTGTAACATTATTACCTATATCTTTAACAGATATGTCTAATGTTGAATTAGAATTAAACAATTATGAATTACCTCAATCATATTTTGACTACCATAATAAAAGAAATGAAGTAAGTGCAGAAATAATTAAAGGTGGAAATTGGACAGATTGGTATAGGGATGCTATAGATTATGATGGTAAATCTATTGGAAATCATGAAGTAAAGTCTTTAAAGTTAAAAATAAAAGACAATAGGAATATTGATGGATAAAAAAAATATAAAATTTATTAGTAATAGAAGTTGGTTAACTAAAGAAAGTATTTCTACTCCAGTTGCTGCAAATAAGGTTATGCCAGATTGGTATAAGAAAGCAGATAGATTTGTAAAAAATCCACATACTGAAGAATTTGTTATTGGACAAGACGGTGGCAAGATGCCTACCTGGAAAGCATGTCCTGCTGTGTTTGATACCATGATTAGTGGATATTTATTAAAAACACCTTGTGATGTACATTTTTATTTAGATGAAAATCAAAAAATATCTTGTAGGATTGATGATCCAAACTATCAAGATTTTTGTACACCAAGGCCGCCTATGGAACAATTTTATCAACCAGACAATTGTTATTTAGATCATTTTGCATGGTTTATTGATTGGGGAATTATTCTTCCAGAAGGATATAGTGCTTTATATTTGACTCCTATGAATAGATTTGATTTACCTTTTATTAATACCGTTGGCATAATAGATAATGATAAAATTAATTTATCTGGATCCCTTCCATTTTTTGTAATACAAGGTTTTACTGGAACCATTCCTGCTGGAACACCGTATGCTCAACTATTTCCATTTAAAAGAGAAAACTGGGAATCTGAAATTGTGATAGAAGAACCTAAGAACCTTAATATGAAAAATTATAAAAATAGTAAAAAATATAGAGTTAAAGATGGTGGGGTATATAAAAATGAAGTATGGGAAAAAAGATCTTATGAGTAAATATGATAGGATATCTATATGAAGTATGCTAATAATTTTGTAAACGATAGGTTTTCTATAACCCCTTCTGGATTTTTTGGAAATTCTCCTGACATGATTCAGTCTAGAGAAAATTTTATGAAACCTACCGAGTTAAATGGTTTATATACATTTGCTAGTTCAATAAAGGTTTGGGATGTAACAGAGACTCATTATAATGAAGATGGAACTATTATTTATGAATCAGAGTATTGGAAAGATAGAGTAGCAACAAGAGATACCATAATATCTCAAAATCTAACAATTGTTAATAGTATAGATAGAATTGTAAAAAGACTTAAAAAAGAAGTAGATGAGTTTTATAATGTTGATGCTCTTCCAACAAATCCAGCAATAGTTAGATGGCTGCCTGGCCAGTATCAGTTGCCACATGCTGACAAAGAACTTCATGAGGGTGATAATGAAGGACTTCCAAATGATTTTCCATATTATGACATTGCAGGTTTATTTTATTTAAACGATGATTATGAAGGTGGAGAACTTTATTTCCCTCAACATGATATTGAGTTTAAACCTAAAGCAGGGTCTGCATATTTTTTTCCAGGTGATAAAAACTATTTACATGGGGTAAAAGAAATAAAAAGTGGAATAAGATATGTTATTCCATTCTTTTGGACAATATTAGAACATAGAGGTAAATAATGTATACGAAGAATGATTTAGTGTATTATAAAGAAGACATTGCAAGAATTGATAATTTTGTAAATCCTAATCAAGCAAAAGACATGATTGATTACTTTGAGTCTATGGCTAGTATTTGGGGAGACGTTGCCTTTTATGGTTCTAAGGGAATGGGATTTGCAGACAGTGATTCTAGACTACTTCAATTTAATTTAGAGCCAGAATATTTTAAAAATATAAGGGATAGATTTAAACAAGCAGTAGAACTTATGTTTGATAGAGAATTAAGACCAAACACTTCTCATGCTCAGAAATGGGATGTTGGGGGATTTGCTGCACCACACTCGGACAACTCAAATCACGATGGAGTCCCAAATGCTTTTGAAATTAATAAATATGTAGGAATTTTATATTTAAATGATAACTATAAAGGCGGAGAATTATACTTTCCAGATCATAGCATTGAATTTAAACCACCAGTTTTCTCATACATAATGTTTCCTGGAGGTCATGAAAATATTCATGGGGTAAAAGAAATATTAGAAGGAACTAGATACACAATGGTTTCATTTTGGGATTATGCAGATGCAGAGTATGATCAAGAAACTATTGATAGATGGAAAAAAGAAGAGGAAGAGGTAAGAAAGCAACAAGAAAAACAAAAGGCTGAATGGGATAAAGGTAATAAAAATGCATAATTTTGAAATAATTCAATATGATAAAATTCATTACTATAAGGGAGTTATTGAAAATCCAAGTATCTTGATAGATCTAATAGAAGATACAGATATGTTTTTAAATAAGTCAACAAGTATAGAAAAATGGAAATGGTGGAGAAGACCAGAAGACAACTATGGAAAAATAAAACCAGTCTCTGATTTAATAAAGAATGAAACAAATAGTTTGTTGATTTCTATAAATAAAACAATATCAGATGGGCTTATATCAACAATGGATCACTATAGTAAAACACATGATATTCAAGTATCAAAAGATTTTATGTATGGACTAAACACAAGACAAAGACCTTTAACTATTAATAAATATTTTACAAATGCAGAACTTTCTTCTCATGTTGATTCATTTGGAGACGATAATTCACCAATATTAACTACAGTTATGTATCTTAATGATAACTACGATGGGGGAAGCCTATGCTTTAAAAATCAAAATATAGATATTAAGCCAGAGGCTGGAAGTTTAGTTATATTTCCAGCAACTCCTCCATATTATCATGAGTCTAAAAAAATATTGATGGGTACAAAATATATGGTTTTGCAGTCTTGGTTTAAACCAGAAATAATAAGTTATTTGGGGTTGAAACAAAATGTCTAATATTGATGTAGAAGTATATAAATATGACAAAATTCATTACTATAAAAACGTAATAAGCAATCCATCTAAATTAATTGATGTAATAGAAAGTACCGATAGTTATCTTGATGAGCATACAAGTATAACAAAATGGAAAAAATGGTCAGCAAGTAATGACGAGTATGTATTTGGAGAACAAAAATGGGTACTTGGTAATATGGATAATGAAACTGATAATTTATTATTATTTATAAATAAAGAAATTAAAGACGTTATTAATGAATATTCAACTAGGTATGCAGAAGAGCATAAAATTGAACTTGGATACTTAACACCTTTGTCTATAAGTAAGTATTATATGGGAAAAGGTATGGGCCCTCATGTAGATTCTTATGACAATAATGACAATGGAAAAGATCAAATATCTCCAACATTGTCAATTGTGGTATATCTAAATGATGACTATGAGGGTGGAGAGTTATATTTTAAAAATCAAAGAGTAACTATAAAGCCTAGTGCTGGAAGTATGGTTATTTTTCCTTCAAATATGCCATATCTTCATGAGTCTAAAATAATAAAAAGGGGAACAAAGTATATGTCTCCTGGATTTTGGTATAAAAAATTATAAACTTTCCCATAAATTCATATCTATAGTATTTAAATCAATGATTTTTTTAACCTCGTATGGTTGAATATTGTTTTGAATATGTTTGCTAAGTTTAGAAAATCTTTTATGTTTTTTAGGCTCTGCTATATTGTTATACTTTAGGCTAGTTTTAAAGTTTTCATTAATAAACATATATAGCCTATTCATAAATTCATCCATATTTTCCATTTTACCAACTATGGATATTTTGTTTAAATTATTTTTTGCATCATCGTATCTTGGATCTTTTGTGTCTATAGCAAACCCATCTCTCCAGTATTGTCTATCTTCTTCTACATGTGTGGAAAAACGAATATCGTAATGTTGTTTTATATATTCTTTTGAAAGGGGGTTTGTTAAAAATCTTGATTGTAGGTTATTCTTAACTAGATAGTCAATGCTATCATTATGAACCCATTCATTAAATAACTTCATAATATTGCTAGTCTTTATTGGAAAGTGGATCATTGAAAAATGACTAATAACCCTAGTAACAGGATTTCTTAGCGTAGTATATGATAATAGATTATCTATGATGTCTAAAGGCTCTATTCCAAAATGACCATGTATATAATTAGATAACTTCATAGTTTTATAATCAAGATAATCAAAGTTTGCTTTCTCGGTTCCTTGATACATTGACAAATTGGGGGTATGAAAAAATCCAGACTCTTTTAGATTATTTACTATATATATACCACCAGTCTTGGGTATATGATAATGATATATTTGAGGAGTTATAGTATATCCTTTCAAAATATTAGTATATCACTTGACATACTCATTTGCAATACTGTACAATATATATATGTTCTTAAGGAGGACAAATGGAAACATTACTAAACAAGAAAGTATTAGAGTCTGCTCTAAACGCTTTCGTAATTGCACTAGTTACACAATTCGTTGACTCAGGTGCAGATGTAACTGCTTTAACAGGAGATGCTTTAAGCACAATCCTAAACTCAGCAGTTGCAGCAGCATCATGGGTTGTAATTCGTGCTGTAAATCCAAAAGATACAAAATTTGGAATTGGTGCAGTAACACCAAAGGATTCCAAAAAGAAATAACAATTACTAATTACTGGGTGGATGGTTTAATTACTGTCCACCCTTCTAAAAGAAAGTAACCAATGGCAAAACCAACAATTTGTTTCTTAACCTATGACTGGTCATGGGGAACTAAGCCTTTGCAACCTAATGGATGTGCTTGGTATAGATGTTTACTACCAATGAAACAGTTAGAGAAAAAAGGTTGGGAAGTTGGTATGGGTTTTCCTGGCTTTCACGAAGAACACGGTTTTGGATTATTGATTCCAGATAAAAAAGCAATTCACGGTTGGGACATTGTAGTATTAAAATTAATGATGCTTGAAGGAATAGTTGATCAAATTCCTAAAGCACAAGCGGTAGGACAAAAAATAGTTATTGACATTGATGATCATCATGCTGGATTAGAAAAAACAAATATGGCATATATTGCCACAGACCCTAAAACAAATGCAAAAAATAACAGAGATCACTACTTTAGATCTATGGAGATGGCTGATGCATTAATTACATCTACTCCATTTTTAAAAGACTTTTATAAACAAAAATACCCAAGTAAACCAATATACTTAGTAAGAAATGGAATAGATTTAGAATATTTTAAAATGAGAAAAGATAAGTCTGGTGCTTTTCCTACAGTTGGTTGGGTAGGTGCAACACCTTGGCGATCTGGTGACTTAGAAACACTTAGCCCATTTGTTGGTAACTTTATTGAAAAAAATAACTTAAGATTTCATCACTCTGGTGCTATTTTAAATGCTCCAACAGTTCAAGAACAAATGAGTATTCCAGTAAAGAGTTATTCTTCTCAACCAATGAAACCAATTCTTACTTATGGTGAATTATTTAATAGACTTGATATAGGATTGGTACCACTTAGAGAAGTTGAATTTAATAGGGCTAAGTCATTTATCAAAGGTTTAGAATATGCTGCTGCAGGAGTTCCATTTATTGCAGAAGATATGGAAGAGTACTCATACCTATACAGTGAGTACGGAATAGGAAGGGTAGCAAAAACTGAAGATCAATGGCTATCTCATTTAGAAGAATTAAAGAATCCTAAAACAAGAAATATAGAAAGACAAAACAATTATAAACTAGTTAAAGAATTTCACACAATGGAAAGCCGTGGAAATGATTGGGACAATGTTTATAAAGAAATTAAAGAACTTTAATACCAGCCACGTTGACTTTTAAAGTGCCAGGCATTACATCCATCACCATAAATTAATTTAACATATACGACCATTGCATCAATTTGATCATATGGGTTTTTAGTCTTTTTAGAATCTACCAATCCCCAAGTACTATTTAAGAATTGACCTATTCCAAATGCTGTAGATGTTGGATTTTGAGCAAGAGGGTTCCAATCACTTTCTCTATCAATAATATTAAAATAACAAGTTTCTTCTTGGTCTGGAACTATATCTTTTAAATACTCTTGATATGCTGCAATAGCCTTATTTGATTTAGGGTTTTCAAAGACTGCCCTAGATCTTGCTGCAGTAGTGCTATAAGCCTCTCTGGCGGTCTGTACGGCCCCTAAAACACTTGAAGTGGTCTGTCCTTCGGGGACGACCACTAACGGTTCTGCGGGGTATTGAATATACGATCTATCCAGTCTATTAATATACGTTCCAACAACAATAAATAACATTAATGCTAATAATACTTTCTTCATAAGTTACCTCCTTGAAGAAGCCATTTTTAGATACCTTACTAGTATAACCCTTTTATTCCAGAAAATCAACTATTTATAAACAATTGTTATATTTGACATTTATTATATTATGTGCTATTGGTGTATATGTGTATATCTTTAAATATATTTAATAATATTATTATTTAATTATTATTATATTTAATCTATTCCCTTCCCATCCACCCTTTAATTTTATAGGTTAGATTTAAATTTGTCAATAGATAATTTAATATTTTGAATAATATTTATTCCTGGATTAAAACTAGAATCACAGGTTATGCACTCAAAGTAAACCTCATCTAACTCATTTACTTTTGTAACAATAACATCGTCTTCACCAAAAGGACATGTGATTTTTTTCACTAATCCTTGGTTTGATAAATCGTTATAAAAGTGAACCTCTTTGGCTGATAACAACATTTGACGCACCTCTTAAAGTAGTGTAGAATACTATTATCTCACAAATCAAACAATCAGGAGTTGTATTACTAATGTCATTTATTAACGAAAACGGGTCAATTACAGATCCATACAAAAACTTTATTCATATCTCAAGATATGCAAGGTGGATAGAAAGCAAAAACCGTAGGGAAACCTGGGTAGAAACAGTAGAGCGATATATAAACTTTATGAAAGACCATCTGGTATTAAACTATGGCTATAGTCCAAATGCTAAAATTTTTGACGAAGTTAAAGAATCAATCTTAAATCATAAAATTATGCCTTCAATGAGAGCATTGATGACAGCAGGTCCAGCCCTAGAGCGTGACCACATTGCGGCATACAATTGTTCTTTTATTGCAGTAGACAGTCTGCGTGCTTTTGATGAAGCAATGTATGTATTAATGAATGGTACTGGAGTAGGATTTTCTGTAGAATCAAAATATGTTGATGAACTTCCAATAATTTCAGAATCATTTAATCAAACAGCAACAACCATTGTTGTAGAAGATTCTAAACTTGGATGGGCAAAAGCATTTAAAGAATTAATTGCACTATTGTCACAAGGTCAAATTCCAGAATGGGATATGTCAAAAGTACGTCCTGCTGGAGCAAGACTAAAAACTTTTGGTGGACGTGCTTCTGGACCTGGACCGCTTAGTGCATTATTTACATTCACAACAGATACTTTTAGAAACGCTGCAGGCCGTAGATTAAAACCAATTGAAGCACATGACTTAATGTGTAAGGTTGGAGAAGTAGTTGTAGTTGGTGGAGTACGCCGTAGTGCCTTGATAAGTCTTTCTAATCTTGATGATTTTGAAATGGCAAAAGCAAAGAGTGGATCTTGGTGGGAAACTCAAGCACAAAGATCTTTAGCAAATAACTCAGCAGTTTATAATGCCAAGCCAAACACTGCACAATTCTTGCGTGAATGGAGAAATCTCTATGAATCAAAATCTGGAGAAAGAGGAATTTATAATATTGATTCAGTGCGTAAGCACGTAGAATCGTTTGGAAGAAGAGATGCTTCTTTAGTTTCTGGAACAAATCCTTGTGGAGAAATCATACTTCGTCCTAATGAATTTTGTAATTTAACAGAGGTAGTTATTTCTGCAGAAGATACAAGAGAAGATTTAATGGAAAAAGTTAAACTTGCTACAATTCTTGGAACTTGGCAATCAACATTAACTAATTTTAAATATCTTCGTAAAACATGGAAAGATAATTGTGAAGAAGAAAGATTGCTAGGAGTATCTTTAACTGGAATATACGGTAACAAGATAACTTCAACAGCAGGTAAAGCATTAGAGCAGTTGTTGACTGATATGAGATTAGAATCAGTTAGGGTTAATGATCACGAAGCAAAGAAATTAAATATAAACCCTTCTGTATCAATTACTTGTGTTAAGCCTTCTGGCACTGTAAGTCAACTGGTCGGGGTGTCTAGCGGAATTCATCCGTGGTATTCAGAATATTATATTAGAAGCGTACGTGGGTCAAACAATGATCCATTAACACAATTCTTAAAAGATTCAGGAGTTCCAAATGAACCAGATGTAATGAAGCCTGATGAAACAACAGTATTTTACTTTCCTCAAAAGGCTCCAAAGAATGCAATAATAACAAAAGATTTAACAGCCATAGATCATTTGGAAATGTGGAAGATTTATAGAACTTACTGGACAGAACATAACCCTAGCGTTACAATTAATGTTCACGAAAATGAATGGCTAAGAGTAGGTGCATGGGTTTTTGATAACTTTGATTCAATTGGTGGTGTATCTTTCTTACCAGCGAGTGAGCATACTTATAAGCAAGCCCCATATCAAGAAATTTCTAAAGATGAGTATGAGGAATGGGTAAAGAAGTCTCCTTCTAATATTCAATGGGAAATGCTTTCAATTTACGAAAAAGAAGACGGAACCACTGGAACGCAAGAACTTTCATGCGTTGCTGGGGTATGCGAAATAGTTGATATTACCAAATAGCAACATGCTAAAATAGACTAGAGGTCAAAATGTACAATTTCTCTAATCTTTATGCTTCTAGAGTATTTGCAGAACATCCAATAGCACTATGGTCATTAGATGATGAAGCATATTTTTATTCTCTTTTGTCTCCAGAAACTATAGATGTAGAAAACTGGACAATAATTAATGGCCACGGAGAATGGACAAACTCATATATTTCACCTAGGGCTATTCCACTACGTCAAGAGCCAAGGGGTGTATTAAGAAAAACTTCATCTGCAAGTGTATCTTATACAGAGATAAGACCAACAGCAATACCAGTATCTTCTTTTGATTCAGAAAAAGAAACAATATCAGTAACAGCATTTGCCTACGCCTATGGAGATTTAATAGACAATTATGAAATAGGATTTATATATTCTAATGGAAGTGTAGATAAAACAATTTATAATTCTGCTGGACTGGGATCATGGCAAAAATTTGAATATAGGTCAACAATACCATCTGGAATAACAAACGCTAGGCCATTTATAAAGATTAATTATCTTCCTGGAGGATCTCTTCCAGATTATGACGTAATGATTAACGGAGTTTCAGTAGGACACTGGCCTGAATTATACACAGGCATAAGTTCTGGAACTCTAGGCTCTCTTTTGCAAATTAATGATATTACTGATTTAATTCCAGACGTTCCAGTTAAAATTTTTCCAATAGATGCTTATGGCTTTAACGATTCAGACACTGGATACTTTGTTATAGATGGAAACAGAATGCTTGCTCATAATAATAATTTGCCAATGATATATGGTGCTGGAAATATAACTGAGATAGTTGCACCAGTTACTCCAGAAATGCCTGCTGCAATTTTTCCAGGTAAAGGATTTTTAAATAAGAATGGACAATACTCAAATATAACTGCAGAATTTTGGATGAGACTTAATCCAGGTTTAACTGATGAAACAAAAATATTTGGGCCACTATCATCAAAAGATGGCCTATATGTTGACTATGAATTTTTAACTTTAAAGGTTGGAAAATATAGTAAGTCTTATTTTGTAGGTAAATGGTATAGACCAATGCTTATCGATATTAGGTATACTCCTAATATAGTTAGTGTATTAATAAATGGAGACGTTGTTATTGAATTAGACATAGACATATCAAATATTAATTTTGCAAGAAATAATTATGATTGGATAGGTTTTTATGGTCATGAGGACATAAAACCTTTTGAAATAGACTGTTTAGCAATATATCCATACGTTGTTCCAGATCAAGTTGCAAAAAGAAGGTTTATCTATGCACAGGGAGTTCAAAATATTGAAGCAGTATCTAATAACTTTTTAGGAGAATTTCTTCCTATCGATTTTCCATTTGCTAATTATGCATCTACAATAAATTATCCAGATATGAATCCGTGGAACTCTGGATACTTTAATAATCTAGATTCTAATTCAAAATATATAGGTGTTAAAGAATATGAACTTCCAAATTTTAGATTTCTTGGAGAGGAAACAGTTTTTACATCATCTGCAAATCCAAGAACATGGACTGAGTTTGATCAGCAAGATTGGATAGATTGGATAGCACAATCATGGTCTGGAGTAATTACAGAAGAAGTTTCAGACATATATACAGATAATTTTTTAATTCAAAGTAATATTGATTATCCATTTTTAAAGATTAGACCAAATAATGCATACCTTAATATAGATGGATCTTTAGAGTTTGATTCAATAAATCCAATATCAGATAGGGTGGCCTCCATACATGGAGTATTTGAAGCCCCAACAAGCCTAGATGCTACACCTCAAACTCTTATGTATTTTTACAATTCTTTGAACAATAACAACTTAAAAATAACCATAGACTCAAGTGGATTAAAATACTTATATAACGATATACTATTAAATACTGAGTCAGTTTCAGCAAGTTCTAAATTTGCTGCAGGAATAGACATTGATAAATTAAACATTAACTATTCCAACATCATAGGAAATTTTTTCTCTAATCCAAAAAACATATCATTAAGTTTTATGGGATACTCTACTTCTACATTTTTAGGAAAATTTTATAGTTTAACATTTAATAACAGTTTTTTTAATCAAAAAGATATGGGATCGTATTTTGATTCTAATGGATTTGCTAACCCTGAAACCCCACCAGAATACTTTAGTTATGTTGGAAATTATACCCTTAAGCCAGTAGTAGACTCTTCTTCTTTGATCCTAGATGTTAGTTCTGCAGGGTATTGGGAAGACTCTCTTCCATTATCTTATTTTGGAAAAAGAGTAAAAGATAAAAGTGGATTAGAATACTATGATCTAGACATGATTCAGTTTAACCTAGAATACCCTTCTCAAATTCTTACAGACCCATCTTCAAGCCCTTCTTACTATGATGATATAAATGTTAAAGCCTATATGACACTTCAAAATATAGACGAGGTAGGACTTGTATCATACTCAAATTATTCAAATATAGAGAAACTATCTTCTACCAAGGTTATTGATTTTGACAATACTGTAGATGTTATTAATACAAAATTTGAGATAGCCGATGGCACAATAATATTTCCACCTAAAGAACTAGTAGACTTTTCAAACTATTATATAAACATACATTTAGAAATAAAATCAAAGGGGGTAAATACAAAGCCTATTAGAATTAAAAGAATGAGCCTATCTTCAATAGTATCTGATGAAAACAACTTCTTTGAAATAAACACTAGGACTGGAAATAAGATATACCCTATAACTAGATATGAAAGATCATACTCTTATAAAGAAAAGAACCCATTTGCTATATATAAAGACTCTACCCCTTACCTATATTTAACTTCAGATTCTGGAATATCAATTTTGCCATACCCTTCAAATAGTACAAGAGGTATTTCTATACCTATAAATTCTAAAAAGGTTCAAGACTATTCACTAGGTGGATTTCAATTTTGGGGTATGTATAATAAAGATTTAACTATTGACTCTGTTAAAAAGATAGCAAGAGTATCAACACAAGATAGATCTTATGATTTTTATTTAGAACCAATAGATGATGGACAACGTGGACTAGTAAGAGTATTTGACTCAGAGACTGGTTTAGAGAATCCATTTACAGTTTTTTATCAAAATGGACAAATTATCAAAAACCCAATAGTGGAGCCACTAATATGGACATCTATCATAGTTTCATTTGGGGACACAATTATATTAAATTCAACTTCAGGACAGTTAGAATTTTATGAAGGATTTTTATACAACAACTTTGCTGTGTATGAAAAGTCAACCGACATACTTGGACAAAGTGTAGATGCAAGATCCTGGCAAGACATAAGAACGGCAGAGGTTATAACAGAGGATGGTTCAGTATATATCCAGTATCAATGGGAAGACTGGCTTCCATTAAACTGGTCTTCTGTATACTCATTAACTAACTATATAACCTACACAATAGACGGAAATGCAATAATGTCATCTTATTTGGGCAATTCAAGTATAGTTTCAGAAGATAATGCTGTAGTAGAGTTAAATTCTGATGGTGTTGATTTAATTTCTGACGTAGTGTGGGACACAATTATTGTAAAACCAGTATAATATGGTATACTTGTTGACATGAATCCAAGAAAATTAAAAAATGGTGGTAAGCCAAAGATAACTGTGATAGAAAAACAGTCTGACTGGGGCATATATGTGTGGATGTGCGATCAAGATAGTAAGCCTTTTGGCGATGGCAATGGAAACATTATGAATATACCTGGTAGACCATATGACTTAGAAAAGATGTCAAAAATAAGACAGGCTGCCCAACACTATAATGCACCACCAGGAAAGGTACAATTTATGGCTGGAGTCAATAGAGTTTCAGATCAAGAACATGAGAATCAAATTACTAGAATGAAAGAAGGATTAATTCCTAGCGAAACAGATATTGGAGCATGGATGCTTGCCCAAGAAGGAATGAGAAAACATGGAAGATAACGGATCAATAGCCAAGATTGATAATCTTGATAAAGTAGAAAAAAAAGAAAAGGTAGACCCATTTAATATTGATGGAGAACTTATTAAGTCTTATGATGGCATACATCAAAACTTTAAACGTAAAATTTCTAGAACAGTAAATAAAGCATTTATGGGTGTTGATGATACTAGATCAAAACAACTATTCCCAGAAATGGATATGGTTACGGCCTACGGACTTTTTGATGTCGTATTGCCACCATACAACTTGGACGAGTTGGCTTATTTTTATGAAAACTCATTTGCTAACCATGCTGCTATTCAAGCAAAGGTTGCTAACATCGTAGGCCTTGGATATTCATTTAATATGACAGATTCTACAGTTGCTAAATTAGAAGAGGCACCAGATGACACTTCTTTAATGAGAGCACAAAGAAAAATACAAAGAGCAAAGTCAGAAGTTTAAATGATGAAGATACTTTTACTCACGTATTAGAAAAGGTATACACAGATGTTGAAACAGTAGGAAATGGATATATTGAAATAGGTAGAAAGATTAATGGAGATATTGGTTATATTGGTCATATCCCAGCAACCACAATTCGTGTACGCCGTATGCGTGACGGGTATATTCAAATAGTAAATCAAAAGGTAGTATATTTTAGAAACTTCCAAGAACAAAAAAATATTAACCCTGTTACAAGCGATAATAGACCAAACGAACTAATCCATATCAAAAAGTATTCCCCAAAGAACTCTTATTATGGAGTTCCAGATACAGTGGCATCAGCAACATCTATGGTTGGAAATGAACTTGCAGCCAAGTATAATGTTGACTATTTTGAAAATAAGGCAGTTCCTAGATACATTGCAATAGTTAAAGGTGCCAAACTCAGTTCAGATGCAGAGGATAAATTCTTTAGATTTATGCAAGCAGGCTTAAAAGGTCAAAATCATAGAACTCTTTACATCCCTCTTCCTGGAGATGGACCAGATAATAAAGTAGATTTTAAATTAGAACCTATTGAGAATGGTATTCAAGATGGATCATTTGATAGATATCGAAAAGCAAACCGTGATGATATCTTGATGGCTCATCAAGTTCCATATTCAAAGGTTGGCGGTGGTGCAGGAATTTCTATCGCATCAGCATTGGTGGCAGATAGAACATTTAAGGAGCAGGTTGCAAGACCAGCACAAAGAAATCTGGAAAAAACTATTAACAAGATTGTTAAAGAAAAGACAGATATGCTTTCCCTTAAATTTAACGAACTAACATTGACAGATGAGCAAACTCAAAGTCAAATAGATGAGAGATACTTGCGTATGCAGGTTCTTGTCCCAAATGAAGTTCGTGAAAGATTGAACTACCCAGTAAGACCAGGCGGATCTGAACCTATAGTATTAGGGGCACAAGCAAGGGCTGAACAGGTAGCACAATCAACTGGAAATAGAAATAGGGACCAAGAGAGAACTAACAATGCGTCTGACTCAGCCTCAACCACTACTGGGAGAAATCCACAGGGTGAAGGTCGATCTCAACAATAATTTGTTATAATATTATAAAGTACCTATAAACACTTATTATAATAGAGGTAGCATGACTAATTTATCCAAAGCATTTTGGCACTCAGAAGAAAATAACATTAAGTTATCGATGCCAATTGCAAAAATCGACAAAGAGAAACGTACCGTTTCTGGGTTTGCTACATTGGACAATATTGACAAGCAGTCAGACATTGTTCCAACAGATGTAAGTGTAAAAGCCTTTGAGAGATTCAGAGGAAACCTTCGTGAAATGCACATGCCTATTGCAGTCGGCAGGGTAATGTCATTTAAATCAGACAAGTTTTATAATCAAGAAGAAGACAAATTTTATAATGGAGTTTTTGTAAATGCATATATTTCTAAAGGTGCTCAAGATACTTGGGAAAAGGTCCTTGATGGCACTCTTTCTGGCTTTTCTATTGGTGGTAGTATTAAAGAATCTGACCAGGTATACAATGCCGAGATGGATAAGTCAATTCGTGTTATTAAAGACTATGAACTCCACGAACTTTCGTTAGTAGACAATCCAGCCAATCAATTTGCAAATATTATTTCAATTGAAAAAATGGCTGATGGACAAAATAAATTTGATGGTATTATTAGTAAGGTAGATCTTGAAAATGTTTATTGGTGCGAATCTGATTCCATCGTTAGACTTTCTCAAGACGAAGATTCATGTTGCCCATCATGCGATAAAGGCATGATAAATATAGGCTTTGTTGAATCTAATGATACCGAAAAGAATTCTGTGGTAAAAGGATTAATTGAATCACAGAAAAATAGACTTGGTGATAAAGTAACCAAGGCTGAAAATCCTGATAAGGAGGGGAATATAATGGCAAAAGAAAATGTAGAACCAGCAATTGTTGCTGAAGAAAACATTGTAAAGTCTGAGGGAACTGAAGAAGCAGCCACTGTTGTAGAAACAGTATCTGCTGAAGAAACAGCACCTGTTGAAGTAGCACCTGCTGAAGAAGCAGTACCTGCTGAAGCAGCACCTGCTGAAGAAGCAGCACCTGCTGAAGAAGCAGCACCTGCTGAAGAAACAGAAGCCCCAGCACAAGATGCCGCCACTCCTGCTGAAGAAGCACCTGCTGATTTAGCAAAGGCTGTTGATACAGTACAAGAATCTATTGATGAGGTTCAAAATACAGTTGCTTCAGCACTTGGAGACTTGGTGGCAACCGTAAAGTCACTAAATGACAAAATGGCAGAACTACAAAAGAGCATTGCTTCCGCACAAGAGGAAATTAAAGGAATTAAGGGCAATGTAGACGAGTTTGGAAAGCGTGTCGATGAATTAGAAGACGACACTGCTGTCCGTAAGTCTGGCGACCTAGGCGGGGTCGTTCAGGAAACACAAATAACAAGAAAATCGATGTGGGGCGGGCGTTTCCTCAATTCCGCTGACCTATATCGTTAACATTCACTGGGAGGTGAAATAATTATGGCAGAAGAAATTTTAGAAAAGGCTGCTGCTACAGGATCTATCGTTTCTGGTGGTATTGGAGGTGTAAGCACCCCAGCCGCAGGAGACCTTGGTGTTGCAGGAAGTTCCGCTAATGATGGCGGTATTCTTGCTCCTGAGCAATCACGCCAATTTATCGAATACATATTCGAACAACAAGTACTAGCAAGAGATGGACGCAGAGTAACAATGCGTACAAACGCTGCAGAACTTGAAAAACTTAACGTTGGAGAACGTGTAATCCGTGCCGCTGCACAAGCAGATGCAACTTACACAAACGCTGGTGTTACTTTCACAAAGGTAGAAATCTCTACAAAGAAGATTCGTCTTGACTGGGAAGTATCAACCGAAGCAATCGAAGACAACTTGGAAGGTGCAGGATTGGAAGACCACTTGGTCCGTACAATGACTCGTGCTTTCGCAAACGATCTCGAAGATCTCGCAATCAACGGAGTAGGTTCTGGTTCAAATGCATTCTTGAACATCATGGAAGGTTTTGTTGCAAAAGAAAACACTTCTACAAACACTGCAACATTCGGTACAGATATCGAAGACTTACAAGCACTTGTGCTTGCAATGCCTCGTAAATATCGTGCTTCACGTTCAGCAATGAAGTTCTATGCAGACACAGAAACAGTATCAAACATTATCAACGGCCTTGGCTCTTCAGGTAACCTGAACAGCGAAAGAATCGTTGAAAGAGTTGTTGCTGGTCAAGAACCACAAATCCTCGGTGCTCCATTGCAGTACCGTGTACTAGGTCTTCCTTTATTGGAAGTTCCTTTGATGCCTGCAAACCGTGTATCTCTAACATTCCCTGAAAATCGTATTTGGGGTTTCCAAAGAGATGTCACAGTTCATCGTGAATTCCAACCTAAGAAAGACACAGTAGAATATACTGTATTCTTACGTTTCGGCGTTCAAATCGAAGAAACCAGTGCTATCGCAGTTGCACAAGGATAATATCCTTAACAACTAATTATAGAGGGGAGCAGAAATGTTCCCCTCTTATTTATTTATAAATGATATAATAATTTAGAGGTGCATTGATGGAACTTTTAAGATTAAATAACACAACTAGTTTATCTGCATCCTTTTCTGGATTAACAGCAAGTTCTTCATATACTATAGAATTAGATGATTTAATAATAGGAACTTCATATTCAGCAAGTGCAACAGCAAATGGATCTGGAGTTGTGTCATTCGTAATGCCAAATCATTACTTAACTTACACTGGATCTCTTTCAGCATCAGTAAAAGATCAAAACGATGATTTAGTAAATATTACAAATATAGATATAGTAAGACCATATTCAAATCCAAATACTATTGCTACTGCTTTATCAATAAAGGTATCAGAAGCAACCGAATATGAAAGACTAGCAAGATACATTATAGATTCACACACAGGTGGATTTTCTTTTATTAGAAAAGAAAAAGAATTTATTGGAGATGGATCAGATCAACTTTTGATTGATGAGAATATACATAAACTATATAAGTTATATGAAAATGGGGAATTGATGTATGACTCTACCTCAGAAAATAATGAATCAGATTATAAAATTCATAGACAATTAAATGCAATAGTACTTGATATTCCAGAAGGAAATAGAGTAGACTACCCTAAAATCTGGAGAGATAGATTCTTAGATATAGACTTTTTCAATGGATACGAATATGTTGTAGACGGAGATTTTGGTTGGAAGGTTATTCCTCAAGATATTCAAGATGCCTCAGAACTACTAGTTCAAGACATAGCAAACGATAGTTTAAGATATGTTAACAGATATATTGAATCATTTGATAATGATGACTTTAAGATTAAATTTTCTAAAAATTGGACTTCAAGCACAGGCAACCGTGTCGTAGATAGAATCCTGGAGAGATATCAAAAACCTATTCTTCCTGGGGTGTTCTAATTGTTTTTAAAAAATAGTTCTAAACTAGATAGCATATATTATCCAATGTCAGCAGACATATATTATGCAGAAAGCAAGCAAAATGCTATCGGGGTAATTGAAAAATCCTGGGTATACGATAGAACAATTAAATGCTCAATCATATCTGCTATGTCAGATAAAACACTTACTGGAGAACTAAAGTCAAATAACTCCCTAGTTCAATTTACCTCAAATATGCTATTAAGAACAAACGACAATGTTCAATCAAAAAAGAATGGAACATTCTATCCTATTACCGAAATATTGATTACTAACATAAAAGACTCTAATGGAAAGGTTGTTACTAAAGATGTTAAAGATAAAAATGTTCAATATGAAATAAAGACCTTTGTTGCTTCCTATGGAGATACCCACGAAATAAAATTTTATAGAGGCTATATTGAAAGATCTCCAAAACAAAATGAGGTAACCTACTAATGACTACTTATGATACAAATGCCACCGCAGCAGCGATAGATTCTCCTACCCTGACAATTTGTAAGTTTTTTTGGGACAAGGCTAAAACAGAATATCCAGAATTACAAAATCAAGAAAACAATTCTGAGCCACCATACAATATCATCCCTATCTTTCCTATATCTGTAGCAAAAAATACTAGCAATTTTTCATGGGATACAAACAATGTATTAATTACATATGATGACTTTATTAAACAAAGAACTGGTTCTATGAAATACTTTTATCCTATAAAGAGTATGCAGGCTTTAATCAAGGTTACTGCCCCAACAATAGTAGGATCTTTAAACCTAAGAACATTAATGTATGACTTACTAGATAGAGAAGATGTAGCGGCAGATGAAATAAACCAGTACGCTCAACAATTGTACGGGGTAAACAATAAATTTTTCCTACATTGTATAAACCTATATCAAGTAACATACATGGAAGATGCTACAAACTTAGATGTCCAAAGAAGCGTTTTTAGCACAGATTTTGTTATAAAGTACGATTTTCACAAGGTAGTCCCAGATAGTCTTACATAAAAATAAGATATATAATTGTATTGAGGAACGCCCCCACTTTTAAAAAAAGAGGAGGAAAAAAAATATGGCATATACTCGTGGAGATTCTAAAAAAATCATCGTAGGTGCAGCAGCATTATTCGTTGCAGACGACTCACTAGAATACTTTGCACCAGTTAATGGATACAGATTCTCATCTGCATCAACTACTGGTGTTCCAGCATTCTCAGGAGCAACAGACTTCAAAACAGTAATGAGTGCTTGTTCAGCATTTACAAATGTTGGATACACCATGAATGGTTTGGAATTACAATTCCAACCAGACTTTGGCGAAGTTCAAGTAGATCAATTACTAGACGTTGCACGTCTGTACAAGCAAGGAATGTCCGTAAGTTTAGTAACAGCATTTGCTGAAGCAACTTTGGACAACCTAGTTACTGCAATTGCAGCAGACGATGCAGACCTAACAACTGATGGAACAGTCGATACACTAGAAATCCTTTCTGGAGATATCGGAGATGTTCCAGTTGAACGTGCTCTCGTTGCAGTTGGTCCAGGCACTGGTGACCCACAAATCACTAAAGAACGTGTCTACGTTGCTAACCGTGCGTTATCAATTGAAAACGTAACAGTTTCAGCAAAGCGTGATGAACCATCAATGTTCGAAGTAACATTCCGTTTACTTTCAGCATCAAATGGATCATATGGAAAGATTGTAGATCGTACAATCTAAACCAAAGCATAAACACTTGACCCACTCTCGTTTGAGGGTGGGTTTTGTGCTATAATTTTTATTAGAGTCTTAAGGAGGCTTTTGATGGCAACAAGTGTTTATGAGATAGTAAATATAGAGTTATTGGATGGAACAAAACTAAGTTTACGTCCTTTAAAGATTTCGATTCTTCGTGAATTTATGAAGACATTTGAAAAAATTAGTGACGTAGCAGAAGATAATGTTAAATCAATGGACGTATTATTAGAATGCGTACAGGTGGCAATGAAGCAATACAAACCAGAACTTTCAGAAGATAAGGAAAAGTTAGAAGATGTAATTGATCTACCATCAATTTATAAAATAATTGAAGTAGCATCTGGAATTACCTTTAACGGTGACTCCCCAAACCTTCTAACGGCAGGTCCTGGAAAGATTTAGAACTTGCCGAGGTAGAGTCAGAGATATTCTTACTAGGAAACTGGAAAGACTATCAAGACTTAGAAGAGTCTCTATCAATGCCAGAATTATTTGAGGTACTTAGATCAAAAAGAAAATCTGAGTATGAAGATAAAAAATTCTTAGCAGCGATGCAAGGTGTAGACCTTGATAAGAATTCTTCTAAGGGTCAAGAAGAGTGGGAAAGAATAAAGGCTAAAGCGTTTAGCAAAGGCAAGACGTCTGACCCAGAAGACATCGTTTCATTACAAGGGCACTCAGCAAAGCGTGCTGGTTTTGGAATAGGTGAAGGTCTTGACTATGAGGAGGTATAAAATAAATGGCTGATGTAAACGCCAATATACATATTAATGCCGATGTTGTTCAGGCTAAAAATGCTATTAAAGGTTTAACCCAACAATTAAATGCTTTTAATGCTGCTGCAAATTTATCAAACAGAAGACAACTTTCTGGTATAAAAAATATTGCAAACGATTTGCAGGCTGCAGCATCACAAACAAAACTTTTTTCAGCAGAATTTGAAAAAGTTAGAACTAGTGCTTCTATTTTAGACAAAACCCTACAAAGAGGAAGAGGAACTTTATCTCAATACTTTGATGCAAAATTTGTAAAAAATGGAACTAGTGCGGGTAGAGTTTTAGATTTAGCAAACGAAAGAGCAAGGGTCCTATCTAGTAGTTTGGTTACTGCTGGAAAATCAAGCAAAGGCTTTCAAGAATCATTAAGAATTAGTAACGTAACCGCATTCAATGATCAAATTCAAATTGCTGCACAAAGACAACAACTTTTAAGTAATTTATTTAGACAAGGAACAACGCAACTAGTAAATTTTGGTAAAAACACCCAGTGGGCTGGAAGACAGTTAATGGTTGGATTTACTGTTCCTTTAGTAATACTGGGAAGCACTGCTTCAAAAGTTTTTATAGAACTAGAACAACAGTTAGTATATTTTAAAAGAGTATACGGAGATGTTTTTACAACAACAGCAGAAACTCAAAAAAACTTAGATTCAGTAATGGAATTAGCACAAGGATTTACAAAATATGGTATAGCAGTAAAAGATACTATTGCATTGGCTGGACAAGTAGCAGCAGCGGGTAGACAAGATGTTGAATTAAGAGATGCAGTAATTCAAGCAACAAGGTTAGCAACTCTTGGTCAAATGGAACAAAATACAGCATTGAAAGCAACCATTGCTTTACAAAGTGCTTTTAGAATTAGTGGAAATGAACTTGCTTCAACAATAGATTTTTTAAACGCAGTAGAAAACCAAACAGTAGTAAGTTTAGAAGATATTTCTCAAGCCATACCTCGTGTTGCACCAGTTATTAAAGGACTTGGTGGAGATGTAAAAGATTTAACAGTATTTTTAGCAGCAATGCAAGAAGGCGGAGTATCTGCAGAACAAGGTGCTAACGCATTAAAGTCAGGATTGGCATCATTAGTTAATCCAACCAAAGCAGCGACTGAAACTTTAGGTTCATTTAATATAAACTTAGACTCTATTATTCAAAAAAATAGAGGCGATTTAATGGGCCTAGTTATGGATTTTGGAAAAGCGTTGCAAGGATTAGATCAATTTTCTAGACAACAAGCATTAGAAAAAGTATTTGGAAAATATCAATACGCAAGACTAGGTGCATTGTTTGAAAACATTGGAAGAGAAGGTTCTCAAGCAGCACAGGTTATGAACCTTATGGGATATTCTACCGCTGAACTTGCAAATCTATCAGCACGAGAATTATCAAGAATTGAAGAGGCATATGGAACTAAATTAAAAGCCGCAATGGAAGAATTTAAATTATCAATAGCCCCTATTGGAGAAATGTTTGTTAGAATAGCAACTCCATTTGTAAAATTTGCAACAGCAGTTGCTAATGCATTTATGAATCTTCCAGATGGTATTAAAAAAATATTAGGATTGGGAACTATCATTGTAGGATTTATTGTTCCTACATTCTTAATGTTTAGTGGTTTACTATTTAACCTTATAGGACAACTTCTTAAATTTGGTCAAAATTTTGCATTAGTTGGAAAAGGAATGCTTACTGGGGGATTACCTCAAGCATTAAAACTTATTGGTCAATCAGCAAATTATGCAAGTTTAGAAGAATTAAAATCTGCTGACGCAGCAAAACAATTATCAATTTCTACAGATTCTGCTAACACCGCACTTAGAGCACAAGCAGGAATACTTCCTTCAGTTACAAGACAATTAAAATTGATGAATTCAGAGTTAGTTCTTGCTTTAGGTTATCAACAAAGACTTGCTTCATCTATAGGATCACAAATGAGGCCAGCACTAAACGCACAAAAAGCAGTAAGAACTAATCCTAAAAAAATGGCCAAGGGTGGAAAAGTTCCTGGATCTGGAAATGGAGATACTGTTCCAGCATTGCTAACTCCTGGAGAATTTGTTATTAATAAAGATGCTTCTCAAAAATATGCACCATTTTTACAAAGCATAAATAAAGGTGCGGTTGCACAATACGCAACTGGACTTAATGCATATGAACAAAAAGACATGAATCCAGGATATAGAATTACTCAAGATCCTTCTGGAAAAGTTAGATTTAGAAACGCTAGGGGTCAATTTGCTGCTGAAAACATAGCAGTAAAAGCAAACATAGTTGCTGCTAAAGCCGCAGAGTCTTATGCTATTCAAACAAATAAAGCAACAAATTCTATTGCTAAATTTGCAGGAAGAACATCTGTGGCGTCTGGTGCAATGGGAAGTGTTGCAATGATGGCCGCAGTTATGTCTGGTGGAGGAAATGAACTTGCAAATAAATTTATGTATGCTGGATTAGCAATAAGTATGGCTTCAAGTATGATTGTTGGAACAAAATCTTTAATAGCAGTAGCAGGAATAGCAGTTGTTGGATCACTTTATGCAGTACATAAATCAAACGAAGCACAGGTTAAAAAGGGTGTTGAATTAGGAAATGCCATGACCTTTACTGCAAAAACAATTAAAGAATTAGGTTCTTATTTTGGAACAAAAAGTAATTATGAAAAAATGGTAAAGAACATGGGTGAGGCAACTGCCCCTATGAGTAAAATGCTTACTGAAGGAAAAAACTTTTTAGAGTCAGAACAAGGCAAAGTCTTTGTTGATGAAGTTCAAAAAATTAGAAAAGATGCAAAAGGAAACTCTGCTAGAACAAGAGACTTGGTGGCAACAAAATTAGCACAAGCCGTTGCTAGTGGAATTATGACACAGGATCAAGCACAGTCAATTGCTTATGCTCTAGGAGAAAACTTAAAAGATATGGAACTTGGTGTTTCTATATATGCAAGAATGACTGGAATAGTTGGACCTAATGGAGAAAATCTATCTAAAGATCCTTTAGAAGTTGCACTTCAGTTAAATAGTAATGCGGAAAAGCAGGTAGCAATTGCACAAGATAGAGTTGATGAGTTGTCGACATCCCTTGGAAAAATTTCTGAATTTTGGTCTGGTCGTGCCGATGAAGCAAAACGTGCTATCGGAGAACTTACAGTGTTTAATCTTGCTTCTATTGAAGCACAAAAACAAAACCTTGCAACTGTAAGTTTACAATATGATGCCTTAATAAAAAAAGCAAAAGATGCAAAAGATTTTTCTAGAGCAGCAGAATTAGAACAAGCAAAAGCAAGTAAAACATCTATACTTGAACAAAAGTTAGAACAGCAAAGAATGAAATTTGCACAAGATTACGCTCCAGCAACTGGAAGTTATTCAGATAGACAAAAAACTCAAACAGAAGATCAAATAAAAAGAATTCAAGAACAAATTGAAAGACAAAAAATAGTAATGGAAAGAAATCAGGGTGGTACTGGAAATTCTGGAACTATGTTTAGAAATGCTGAAAGAGACATTAAAAGATTAAATGAGCAATTGATAACATTGCAATCTAGATTAAAAAACAATGTAGCAGACATAGAACAGTTTAACCGTGTACAGCAAAATTCTTTTGAAGCATTAGGAGTGCAAATTACTTCTTTATATGGAGACAATCCATATGTTAAAGCATTTTTAGAAGCAACAAAAAAAGGAACTACTGCAAACGCAAACCTTAGAATATCTGTAGCAACTGGTGCAATAGATCCAGGAATTGCAGGAATTTTAGCACAAGAAATGAGGGGTACTGCAGGAGGACAAATTATTTATGATAGGATATTTAATCTTGATTTTTCATTGCTTGGTGAAAAAACTGCTTTAGAAATTGGTCAAACATTTTTAAGTATGGATGAAACACAACAAAAAACATTTAAACTTGTATATGAAGAAATAGGTGCTACCGAAGTAAAAAGATTAATACCTTTACTAAGTCAAGTACAAAACATACCTAGTTTAATAAGTGTAGTTCTTGATATTAATACTGTAGGTATGACTGATGAAGAATTAAAAAATTATAAGTTAGGGCTAGAGGCTATAAATACATTTCCAGACGTTATAGGTAAAGAAGTTGTGGTTGAAGGAATTGATAAAACAGATATTTTACAAATTACCGCATTAGAGAAAAAATTAAAATCACTTGGTTCTCTAGATGAGCAGTATAGTTTTATGGTAAATTCTGGAGTTATTGGTCAAGAAGATTTGGCAAATTTTGCAATACTGTGGTCAAAAATATCTGGAGACCCAACAAAGGTTGCTAATTTTATAGCAACTTTTTCAACAGCATCAACAGAACTTGATGATATAGAATCAGAAATAAAAGCACTTGAAGTGGGCGGAATTAAAGATTATGAGGCAGTGCAGTACAATAAATTAAAAGATCAAGCAGCAGATATTAGAAAAAGTTTGATACCTGCTGGAAATGTTATATCAGACACAACTATTCCAAAAGGTGACGATGAGGAACAACAAAGATCTGTAAGTGCACTTGAATATTTAAAAGCATTGCTAGAACTTAAGATGAAAGGATTAGACCCAGCAGCAGCCGCACAACTAGATCAATTAGAGGCAGTTCAATTAAGTGAGCAAGCAATTGGAAAACAAATAAAATCAATTAAGGCACTTAATGAAGAACAAAGAATTGCTGCAATGACTACTGAAACATTAAAAGATGAAAATCAAAGATTAGCAGATACACTTAATATATCTTCGTCACTTATTGAATCACAAATTAAACAATTAGAAAGAACTAGCATTAAACCAATTCAAGATAAAATTAATGATTATGAAAAGTCTTTAAAGAAAATAAGTGATAAAGAAAGTGTTATTAATAAAAGATATGAAGATAGGGTAAAAGTTCTTGATGAAGTTCAAAGAGTAAATGCAAGAGTTGCACAACAACAAAAAAATCAAGTAGATTTAGCAGGTGCTTTAACATCTGGAGACTTTGGTGCAGCCGCAAAGGCAGCAGCAGAGATGACTTCAACAGCAGCGGGGTATCAATTAGAAGATGCAAAACTAGCATTAGAAGAACAACAACAAATAGACATTAACAATATTACAGAAGAAATAAATGGAAAATTAATGACAAGAGTTCAAATACAAGATCAAATAAATGCACAACAAGAAAAACTTGTAGAACTTGAAAAAGAAAAAACCGCATTGGCAGAAAAACAATTTAAAATTCAAACACTGTCTCAATTAATGTCCGTTGTTGGCCAGATAAGAAATAGTGCCAATAGAACTCAAAGAGATATGCTATTAACTCAAGCACAATCAATGGGTACAACCCTTGGCGTATCTAACATACAAGGTGCTGGAGCATTTAGTGGATTATCTAAAGAATTAGGTATTGACCTTTCAACAATTTCAGTTGAAATAACATCAGCAGTTCAAACATCTCAAAAATCAATACAAGAATTAGCAGGCCATACACAATCAGTTGGTAATTCTTTCAAACTATCTGCAGCATTGTTTAAAAAAGCAGAAACTGAAGCATCTAACTCTTTATCATTTATGAGTGGCATATCTTCATTATGGGGAGATAGAAAAACAGGCCTTGTAGCAGCAGGTGCAGATATATATGCAAGTTTTAAATCTGCAAAAGATGCTATTGCAACTGGTATTTCTAATATAGAAAATGCAAAAAATAATGCACTTAAGGTAATTGACCGAGCAAAGGTTCCAACTAGAAATGCAATGTATGGTGGCATTATGAAATATATGATGGGTGGAATGGTAAATTATAAAGGGTCTAAAGAGCAAGCACCAGGAATGAACTATGGTGGAAAGATGAAGAAGTACGCAGTTGGCTCTATGGTGCCTGGAGTAGGCATTACAGACAAGGTACCAGCACTTTTAACACCAGGTGAGTTCGTAGTAAGGAAATCTGTTACACAGGCTAATTTGCCTCTTCTAGAGGCTTTAAATGGAAATGTGTTTCCAAATATGAATTCTGGTGATATGGATGCATCTCCAGTATTAGCCACATCAAACGTTTCAAATATAAGTGCACCAATGTATAATTATAGTGTCAATGTAAATGTTGCAGATACTAATTCTTCTGCAAATGAAATAGCAAATGTGGTTATTAATAAAATTAAAATGACCCAAGATAGAGGCGTAAGGGGAAATAGATACTAATGGCAACAAGCGTATATATGCAAAATAGATGGGCTTATAGTAGACCCCAGGCTATTGCGTGGTCAAACAATAGTGGAAGTGTTAGTGGTGGAATCGTAGTTCCACAGGGTAATGAATTTGAAGATTTTATTATATTGTCAGATCATAATCGTAGAGAAATATCAATGTCTCAAAATAGAATTGAAAATAGAAAAAGAATGATTAATGGAAATATGCGTTCATATCATATAGCAGATAAACTTGCTATTTCTTGGGATTGGGAAATGCTTCCATCTAGATCATATAGTGGTAATCCAAATTATAATGCTTATGGAAATCCAGTATCTGGTTTAACTGAATATACCGCTGACGGTGGTGCAGGAGGTGTAGATATAGTAAAGTGGTATGAAGAGCATCCTGGGTCATTCTATATGTTTATGGCATACGATAGACATGATAAGTTTGATGGACAAAACGATGAATATGATCATCTTAATCAATACAATGATATTGTTGAAGTTTATTTTTCTTCATTTAATTTTAATATAGTAAAACGTGGTGGATCTAATTTTGATTTTTGGAATATCTCAGTAGAACTTGAGGAAGTATAATGTTTGTTGATGAAAACTTATTAGAACATATACAAACTACCAATACTTTAAAATCAGAATCTTTTGTTGTTGCAGAATGGAATTTGAATAGTTTTGATAATATTTTAAACTATGGAAACTATAGATATAGACCTAATGATGCTGCATCTTCTATTTATTTTAATTTACCCAATTCATATGATCCCCTCGATTTAGGAAATTATTATACAGATGCATTAATTTCCAATATTGATTCAGAGACTTTGATTGATGATGACCAAGCATCATTGCTTTTTAGTACTGAAGAAATTGATAGACAACTATATTATGATTTAAAAGAATGCTTTAATTCATTCAGACCAAGATCTGGAATTAACAAACCTTTATTTTTTGAAACAGGAAAGTATATTGATAACATAAAATCTGCCAGAAGACCAAGGTACTACATGGCATCAAGAAATGATTATTTTAAATATTGGAATTCGTTTAGAACAGAAGAAGGTGTAGAGCGAGGTAGGTCTGATAGAACAGACTCAAATGAAACTGGATATAAAATATCAGATGCTTGTCCTTTTGTTGTTTATAAAGACTCTGTTCCAAGTAATAGAATTGTTGTAAAAATACAAACAAACTTAGCAGAATCTCAAGGGGAAGTAATAAGAGATGTAAATAATAATGTTATTGACGATCCACTATTTAATAGATTTAAATCAAGTATCCCTAAAAGATGGTCTATAGAATATCTAGATAGTAATAATAATTGGGTTACGGGAATTAGTTTTAATGAAGATTCTGGAAGAAGAGACGCATCTCCAATATTTAATTGGGATGGCTATGCTGAACTTTATTATGGAATAAAGGTCCCAAACAAATATAAAGAATATTTTTACCTTGTTGACAAAATAGACGGGGTAGATAAAAGACCTATATCTGCTACTAATGGAGAATCATACTTAATAGGATCATCTATAAACAACCCAGGAATCTTGCATATCTGGAATTCAGAAAATGAAGAATGGGAAACATATGATGCAGAATATGGATTTCAACTATTAGAAGATAATGATACTAGAAAACTTGGAGTTATAGATTCTTTAACAGATCCAGATTACTTTATATCTGGTGGTAATAAAATATATAGAGACATAGTATTTTTAAAAGGATTAAGAATCAAGGTAGATACTATGTTTGCCCCAGATACTACCTTTGATTTAATTGAACTATCTCCTAGATTAAAAGCAGATCTATCAAACTATATTGTAGGATTTGAAATTACAAAGTCTATACCTAACAATACCGCTGGAGTACCAGTTGGTAGCCTTATTGCTTCTAATGGAACCATGTCTTTGATGAATCATGACTTTGCATTTAGTGAACAAAATGTATTAGAAAATGATCAAGGAAGTATTATATCTGATTTATTAAATCCTAATATAAGGGTTGATTTTTATGAGGTTATAAAAAATGTGAATGAGTTTGATAAGTTTGTTCCTATAAAAAGCATGTATATTGAAGACTTTCCAAAAGCAGGTAGTGCTTTAGAGGATATAACAGTAAACCTTCGAGATTTGTTTTTTAGACTTGAAACACAGTCATGCCCTCCATTATTTTTACAAAATGTGTCAGTAACATATGCAGTTGCAGTATTGTTAGATAATATAGGATTTAGTAACTATGTATTTAAAAATGTTCAAGATAAAAGTGAAGAAGTAATTCCATATCTATTTATTGAACCAGATGCAAACATCGCAGAAGTACTACAAAGAATTGCCGTAGCAACTCAGTCATCAATGTTTTTTGATGAATATAATAACTTTGTTGTAATGTCAAAAGAGTATTTGTTACCAGGTGATAACGATAGAATTACAGACATTACACTATATGGTCAAAAGGAAGGTACTAGCCTACCAAATATTATTGAAATAAAAAGTGGTGAAACAAAGGTTATTAATGATGGAAAGATTGACTACACTACTAGATATATTCAAAGGGCACCTAGATCACTACAGCAGGCTATATACGTTGACGAGGATAGAACTTATGGATATCAACCAGTTGTTTTGTGGGAAGTTCCAGGACAAACCAATAGCAAGACCATTAATGAAAAATCAAAAACAGGGTCTTTTACTTTAGGTGCTGTTGCTTTAAACACCACTCTTAATAACTTGCATCCTTACGTAGAAAATAATTCTATTGTTAATAACATTATTGATATAGGAGAAAATGTTTATTGGCTTCCAAAACTTCAAGGATATTTGTATGCTAATGGAGAAATAATTAAATATGATGCAGTAGAATATACCGTTCCTTTAATAGGAAACGTTTGGATATCTGACGAAATAGAGTATCAAAAATATTTTGGAGAACTACCTTTTAATGGGAAGATGTACCCAACTGGATTAGTTAGAATTTATTCTGAGCCTTACTATGAAGATATTTTAAATAATTCTGGAGAGTTTGTTACAGTTTTTAAAAATGGAAAAATCAATAAAGGTGGTAGAGCACAGTTTGGAACATTAATTACACAGCATGACGCTGGACTAAGTGACTTCTGGTCCAATAATGATAACGTGGATGGATTTAAAATGGATTCAAGTTATCTATTTACAACTACCCCAACAGATAATATTGCAACTCCACCAACAGCAACTGCCTCTAATAAATTATGGCAGGCTGGAAAAGATATTGCAAAACAGTCTACAAGAAATGGAATTATAGCAAACTTTTTAAGAGAAACAATTCCTTCAGATGATATAGTTAAAACTCAAAAAACTACATCAAAAGGAACTGTTCAATCATCTGCTTTAGTATTTACTGGACCAGCATCAAATATTGATAAGAATCAAATATCTCATGTAAGAAAAACTTTAGATTCTGACTATAAACATTTTGGTACAAGAATGAGAGTCATAGGTAAAAAAGAATCTAATGACAGAATTCAAGTTGCAAATAATGCAACTGAGTATTATGTAGTTCCTTCAGAAACTGGAGATCAAAACACTACCCTCACAGGAGGATCTGGTGGTATTGCATTCATGCTAGACCCAAATGGAGTAACTGGATACTACTTTGAAATATGTACATTAAGTTCAGATAATTTAGAAAATTATAATTTAGTAGATAAAGATACTGGAGAAGAGACTTCTTCTTTACACAATATTTTATTTTATAAAGTAAGAACTGCACTACAAAATGGAAATGAAATAGCAGTTCCTCATAAATTATGGGGAGGATTATCTAAAATTCTTGTTGATGAGGGTAGGTTTGTTGGACAAGATAGGATTAGTCAAGAAGAAAATCCTACCGTATATGATTTAGCAGTTGAATATAAAGAAATAGGATCAGTAAGAAGATTTTATCTATACCTTAATGGAGATCAAATTGCTACAGTAGATGATATTGTGCCCCTTCCAAATAAATATAACTCAATGGCTCTTTTTGTAAGAGGGGGTAGCAAATGTATGTTTGAAAATGTATATGCTTTAAAAGATCAATATTCACAAGATAGTAAGAATACAATTATTGAAAATGTAAGCCAAGCCTTTGGTACAAATGAAATAAATTCATCTGACGCTTTAAAGAAGTATGCCGTATCTGGATTTGTTCAAGCAACCTATCTATCAGGAATTAGTGCACAAAATGCTCCTAAGTATAATATGTACTATGAAGAGTTTGGAACTATATTTAGAGAGTGTGCATATTTTAATGTTAGATACGATAAAGCATATCCAGCATTTAGAGCAATATTAAAACCTACTTTTAATAATGAAAAGACATACACATCTTCTGGATTTTATGCAGACGCTTATGGTGCAGAGTTCTTAATATTTAATTCTACAGATAAACTAATTAATATTGATGAAACATCTGGGAACTATTTACAAATTATAGGAATAACATTTACTCAAAATACTTCAAATACACTTACTGTTGATAAATATTTTCAAAATAGATCAAACTTTTCAGATCCAATTTTAGTAAACAATGCAATACTTTCTCCATCTAGACAAGATAAAATATATCAAAATGTAAAACTTAGTAGGTCTAAGTACGGAAGAAGAGATTTTAGTTTAGATTCTATATATATACAAAGTGAAGATCAGGCTAATAAAATAATGGAATGGTTAATCTCTAAAACTATAGATCCAAGAAAAATAATTATGTTAGAAGTCTTTGGAATACCTCATGTTCAACTTGGAGATATTGTTACAATAGACTATACTATGCCAAATAATGATAAGTATGTAGATGTTGAAAAACAATTTATTGTATCTGAAATTCAATATGCTAGAAATGAGCAAGGTCCTTCTAGTGTTATAAAGGTTGTGGAGGTATAAATGTCAAGATATCAAGAGTATTTAATAGATAGACCTATCAATACTCCAGTAAGTTACAATCCACAAAATATTCCTGGAACTGATTGGAATCAGGTAGCAAATCAAGTTGCACAAACTTTAGGTCAAGTAAAAAATCCCGTTAATCCATGGGTTGAAGCACCATCAGCATTTGTTCTTTCTGGAGGACATCCACAATATGCAGTAAAAATAAATGCTACTACAGTATCTTTAGAATCAACAGAAATTGTTTCTAATCCAACAACATCTATTAAAATTCCAGATAAAGATAATGTTATAGCCCTTAATAATAACAATATTGATGAGGCTACTATTACAGCCTTAGTATTTGAAAAATTAGGAGCGGTAGAATTAACTAAGTTTACAAGAAATGATACGGTAGAAGGTATTAATCCATACTACAACATTATTTCTAATCTAAGTGCTATTAAAAAAGAATTTGACCCATCAGACATAATATCTTCTCAAAAATCAGACACCTCATTATTAAATGCATTTTCTATAAAATTAAACACAAAAATACCTGGGGATAGATACTTGGCAGATAGAGGTCTAGATAGTTATATCTATATAGATGTAGATGGAAACCTTATTATAGAACTAGATAACATAACCTCTGATGAATTGATTGAGATAGAAATAGACACAAATGGTACAATTGTAGAAGTGAGGGACTAATGATTACTGATGATGGCAAACAGATTATAGCCAAATTTATGCTTGGTCAAGCACCAACATTTGCATCACATATAGCAGCAGGTATTGGCCCAGAACCACTTTTAACTGGGGCATCAGCATCAATTTCACCAACCAAACAGTCTTTAGACTTTGAAGTATTTCGTGTTCCCATTCTTTCTAAAGGTTTTATAAAAGAAGACGGGGTAGAAAAATTAGTATTTAAAGCAGAAATGCCTAATGATCAAAGATATAAGATATCTGAAGTAGGTTTATTCCCAGGATCTAACAATGCTGTTGCTGGAAGATATGATAGTAAATTACTTTTAACCTTTTCTTCAGCAGAGCCATGGACATATGTAGATGGTACTAGTGCTTCAACTGTTCCCTATCCTAACTTGCCTATTGATCAAGGTAACACTACAGCAAGCATAAATAGTAGTACTGAAGAATTTTTATTTATAAACTCAGATTCTACAATGTTTAATAATGAAAGTAGACAAAATAGACAAGAGCCACCAAGATATTTAAATAGAGCATTGCTAGTCTCTGGTAGTTCTTCATTTTTAACAAGTAGTTTTTTTGCAAACCCTGGATCTAAGTATTTAGAAAATTCTTCTGTGTCTATAGATTTAAGCCAAAATCTTCCAACCGATGAAATAAAATTAGCATTTAGTATTGTAAGTAGAATAGCAAGTAATGGATCTCCTCCAACTAATACAAGGATAGTTTTAAAACTTATTAATAACGTAAGTAATTCTGCAGTCACACCTCCAAGTGCTACAGCAAGGATAGATATACCAGGAGCAGATATATCTGGAAATAGGTATAGGATAGTTACTAAAAAAATATCTGAGTTTAGTACAGATGAAAATTTTTCATGGGCAAACATTAATTTAATAAGAATATATGCTTCAACATTAGTTAGTGGATCTCCTACAGATGATTATTTTATTTTATTTGATGGTTTGAGAATAGATAATGTTAGTGCAATAAATCCACTTTACGCACTTGTTGGATACAATATTATATCTACAGATGATGGACTTCCTATTCTTAAGTCAGAAAATACAAACAACTACATTGAATATAGATTTGGTATTGGAGTTTCTTAATGGCAAAAGTTATAGTTCCTTTAGAAAAACTACCATATCCAGGTAATGATGGAAAGCATAAAGTAAGATTTAGAATTACAACAAAAGATTATAATGAAATTTCAGAATGGTCTCCAGTATTTTTACTAGATAGCACAGGACAAGTAATTCAAGTAGGTGCAAGTGCCCAGTACTCATACAATGTATCAACCAGTACATCAGGAAGAAAAATGGTAGACCTATCATGGGAAGACCCTCATTCCTCAGTAGATCAAAATACTCATGATATTTTTGTAAGATGGGACTACTCTGATGGATTTGAATATTTTGGAAAATCTACGGGGAATTCAATAAGGGTTATTGCTCCATTTATAGCGTCTACTGTTATTTTTAAGGTTCAACTTCCTTCATACCCTTCCCCTCCAGAAGAAAGTAATCTATTTAAAATATTTGAAACCCCAACAATTAGCCTATAGTGATATAATGGAGATGATATGGCAACTATAATTTCACCAACCCGTGGTCAACCTTTAGATGTTACTTTGATTTCATCTTTAGTTGAGGCTGTCAGTGATTTACAAAATTCACAAATAACATCTACCCAATCAAGAGTAAATGGGGTAGCGGCAAATAGTAGTTCTTTAAAATTTTATGCAGAGACAAAATCTATCACTATTAATAACATAACAACTTCGCCAGAAGAAAAGTTTTTCTTTACCTATCCAAACTATACCTCAACCCCAATAGCAGTTGTGGGACTTACAAACTCTACCAGTACAGTTTCTGGAGGAAATGCTGCTACTGCAGTTTTAACATCAGTAACAAAAGATAGAGTAGACGGTATCATTAAGTTTCCATCTGGATCAACTGGTTCAGTAACGATGCAAATAAATCTTATTGCAATCGGAATATCATAGAGTTTGGTATAATTTCTAATCATGAATATAAAAGAAGCATTGACATGCGGTAAATGTTCTGCTAAAATGTTTGTTGATAGAGTTTTTTTATCTTATGATCACTTAGAGTTATATTGTTTAAGGTGTGGAAAGAGAGAAATGTATCATGGCGTTGACAAGTTTAATGAGAGAATAAGATGGATAATGTCAGTAGAGAAGACAAGAGCAAAAAAAACTGGCAGCCCTCTGTAAATCCAAGTAACGTTATTTTTTTTATAAATAATGAATTGGTAAGGGTTATACAAAGTAATAGGGCAAATAATATTTGCATATTTTATAACTATATTAAAGATAAAGAACAGAGTATGATTTTGTCTGATTTTAAGAAGCATAGAAAAAATGCATACACTTTTACAAATACTACTAAGATATTTAGAAGATCTAGAATGCAATTTGAAAGAATGATTAAGGCTGGAATAATACCTCTTCCAACTGGGGCAACTATTGGTGGGCAAAGACAATGGCAGAAGATGTCTTACTATTCAGAAGACGATCTATTTAAAATTAGAGAAGGCATGGCTACAATTCACTCAGGAAGGCCAAGGGCTGATGGAAGGATAAATCCAAGAAAAGATGTTCCTAATGAAAAAGAGTTGCGTTCTTTGATAGGAAAGGATATAATGTTATATACGCAAAACAAAGATGGGGAATTCATCCCTGTCTGGGCAGAAGAAACGTGGTGAAATATGTCTGACAAGACAACAGTATCAGCAACGCTTGGCTATACATTAAATCTAGGAAATTTTCAAAGTCTAAGAGTAGATCTTGGGTGCACAGACTTTCTTCGTGAAGGTGAAACTATGGACACTGCAATGCAACGTGTTTATAAATTTGTTGAAGAACAAGTTATTGCAAAAGTAGATGAGGCAAAGAAAGAACTAGAGTAGTGACAGCACCTAAAAAAGAATTAAAAAATATTTTTTCAGAAAAGCCTATATGGGATGTAGATGAAATATTTAGGTTGTTTACAAAAAAACAAAAAGAAAAAAGCATATATGAAAAGTATAACAAGAACAAAGCAAAGTTTTTTGTTAAAGAATTATATGAGTCATACGGTGTAGAGGAATGTAAAGAACTTGTAGAATATTACTTCAAAGTTTATAGATCTCCAAATTGGGATCACTTTGTAAGAAATTCAGAATCTTTTTATAAGGCTATGCAATTAAAAAAAGAAGATGATAGAATAAGAGAATTACTTAGAAAGCAAGCAAAAGAATGGTTGGAAAATTAATGTCTGCAGAATTAGAAGCAAAGGTACTTTCAGCGGTACTTAAAGATAAACAACTGCACGTATTATTACAAGCGAATCCAGATAGTTTATTTAGAACCCATAAAGATGTTTGGGATTTTATTAAACAGTATAGTGAACAAAATTCAACAGTCCCATCAATACCTTTGGTAGTAGAAAAATTTAGAGACTTTAGTCCAGTTGGAGAAATAGGAAATACCAAATATCATCTTGAAGAATTAAGAACTTCTTTTTTACAAGATAGTCTTAGCAGTGTTCTAATATCTACAGCCAAACAACTTCAAGATAATAAACCAAATGATGCTTTAAACAATTTAATTGGAAAAACTTCTGAATTAAAAAAGATTACTGTTAACATTAGAGACATTGATGCTACTGATATAGAAGATGCTATTGCACATTTTAAACATATAAAGGAGTTAAATGAAAAAGGTAACTATGGTATTAAAACAGGTCTTGCAGGTTTTGATAACTATCTTCCGTCAGGCATTACTCCTGGCCAGTTTGGCATTCTTCTTGCTTATCCTGCTATTGGTAAGTCTTGGCTTGCACTTTTTATGGCTGTTCAAGCATGGAAAAATGGAAGAAAGCCACTAGTCATATCTCTTGAAATGACAGAAACAGAAGTTAGAAATCGTGTATATACAATTATGGGTCAAGGGTTTTTTTCACATAGAAAGTTAAGTTCTGGAGAGATTGATTCAGACTCTTTAAAACTTTGGGCAAGTCAACATGTAGAAAACATGCCACCT